GCAGGAGATAGCCAAGTTAGGCTACTCCAAGCCCGACTCTATTGACGAGGCCGTAGACAAGGCGCAGAAGCTGGTCTTCGGGATCAACTCGCGCCGATCTAACAAGGCATCCGTGCCGACCGACAGGGTGGCGAGCGATATTGTCAAGCGCCTTGACCACATACTCAACAATGGCGCTGACCTTGGCGTGCAGACTGGCATCGTGTTGCTCGATGAGATTATCGGGGGCTGGCAGAACTCCGACCTCATCATCGTAGCTGCGCGGCCAAGCGTGGGGAAGACGGCGCTCGCCCTATCCACTGCGCGCAATGCGGCCGCACGCTACGGCAAGAAGGTGTTGATCTACTCACTGGAGATGTCATCGCAGTCTATCGGCACGCGCCTGCTCGCAGCGTACTCGGGCGTCGGAGTGCAGGAGATATTGCGCGGACGCATCCAAGGCGCGGACTGGATTCGGCTCGCCGCCGGTGTCAAGAAGCTGGTGGAGGCAGACATTATCATTGACGACACGCCTACCATTACCCCCATTGAACTGCGTTCAAGGGCGCGACAAATAGCCCAGCAGGGGAAGATTGACCTGATTATCGTGGATTACTTGCAGCTCATGTCATCGGACAGGGCGACGAAGGATGCCAATAGGGTGATTGAGGTGGCCGAGATTAGCCGCTCGCTGAAGTCGCTCGCTCGTGAGCTAGACGTCCCAGTGGTGGCACTGTCCCAGCTCAACCGCTCGTCGGAGCATCGTGAGGATGGCGAGCCGCGACTCTCTGACCTGCGAGACTCTGGCGCTATCGAGCAGGACGCCGACGTGGTGCTCATGCTCTGGCGGCCGAGCGACCATGCGGTCAGGCTGAAGGTGGCGAAGCATCGCAATGGGCCGACAGGCGAAGTGGACTTGGAGTGGAGGAAAGAAACGGTGGAGTTCCGATGAGGCGCTACGAGTACGACCCGATCACGGAGAACGCTGCGCTAATACTCCTCATCATCGGCGGCGGGATCATGTTCCTTGTCGGCGCGAGGTAGCAAGTCCGACAGGTAGACCTTATCGGGCACGTCGCCCAGCTCATCGTGTCCGAAGAAGGACTCGTAGATGATGCCGTACTTCTTGCAGTACGCCCGGAGGCTTATGCCTTCGGCGTCTGCCTGTAGCTTGAAGAACTGTCTAGCGGATTTCTCCGCGCTCTCTTGCACGCTGGATTTCCTCTGCTAATATGTCCAGCGCCATCTCCATCCCAACTGCGACACTCATCACTACCGCCGGGTCGGCGGATTGACTCTTGATCTGGTTATAAAAGGAACGACGGACTTCCGGGGAGACGGTATCCTTACCGACCATTCCCCGGATGCGTTCAATCGTGGCATCCACAAACTTCACGAAGCTCCTATGATATCGGCAATGTCTCTGGCATTGCGTCGGTTGATGACCATGGTAGCGGCCAAGGTATACTTCTTACAGACAGCACAGTATAGCAGGCGAAGGGTGCCGTGCTTCATGGCAACTGGCACGCCGTACCTGCCACGCACTGCCTTAAGGATCGCCTTATTGCAGTACCGGCAACGCAGGTGTCTAGCAATGCTCAACGCGAATCAAGGGCAACGAACACAATCAGCGCAACGGCCAACGCCCCAGCGGGCATGGGCGCAAGTGCGGCCAACGCCGCTGCCGCAGGCAGGGCGATGCGCTCTCGGCTCCGCTTGCTGGTAGCTGGGCTAGTCATCACCTCAACTACGCGCTTGATAAATGGCTGTTCCCTGTCCTCAATGGTCTCTGGATTGGTTGCCAACTTCTGTCTCCCTTACTAATGTTGCAGCTACATAGGCTGCGACTTCCTTCGCCTTGTCTGGGTGAAGGCCACGGTTAATCAGCTCTTCCAATACCATGTCAAAGCAGAAGCCCCAAGCCGAGGTGATCTCGGCTGGGGTAAACCGCTTCCGGCGTGGTGCTGGTACGCTCACCGAACGTTCTTCCAGTTCACGTTATCTGCATCCCAGTTGTTGATCCAATGATCCTGGAACGACCTTGCATTGCGATCCTTCTCTGACGTGATGAAGTTTCCGCCCGGCCATTGGAGTCCTGGTACGGAGAACGGATTTATGGCGATCTCACCGCCGCCGTTGTACCTGCCTGTGCAGGCGTAGACGACGCACGTGTTGTCTTCCAGCGCAAGGAATCCCCTTGCCCATCCGGCGTCAGCGTAGAACATGGCTGGCTGCTTGGAATCGACCGTGATCGTGACGACCTTGCGGAAGTCGTCGTCCTCCGGGTTGCAGCACACGGCAGCAAGCATCGCTTTGCCACTGATGACCGTCATCACCTTGCCCATTGGCTCGGTGTGCTGGAGGTGCATGCCACGGAGCACACCCTCACGGCTGCGGCTCATGTTGATCTGCTCAATTTGCCCGAACTTCTTGTCGCCGTCGCCCGACTTCCAAAGCTCAGCGAAGAAGCCACGCTCGTCTTCCCGAACGGTCGGATGCCAAATCAAGGTACCTTTCATATCGTACAACCCTCACTCTCAATAGTCCCAGGCCTAGCCTCCCATCTGACAGGATGCTAAAGACTTCTGGGCTTAAATCAATAACGCGCTTGCCAGCGCCATCACGATAGCAGCGAGTGCAATGGTCACGAATCCATACCAAGGCGCTCCGCCCATTAGCTCGGTTCGTAACGACGACCAGGTACGGTTCGTCGTGAAAGTTCCGAAAACTACCGACTGCTGCATAGTATGTCTGCTCTCCCTTGCTATAGTACCCTTGGTACCAGCTCGCTATCCCTCGTTCTCCGTCGTCAAAGTCTGCGATTCCTCCTGCGAGGATGAGTGCTGCGATCCAAACCATTCTATAAAATCCTCCAGCTTCATGGAGATGATGGAGTCCCGCTTTTGCCCGGAACCCCTGGCCGTGACATGCACGACCGCCCTGAGCTGTCCACCTCTCTCCGGTATAGATTGTAGCAGATCCCAGATGCGAGTGGGGAAGGCTGTACCGCTCTTGACCTGGACTGACATCCAGTCATCCCGATCTCCCCCGTCAGCCTTCCCCCCAAACATACCGACCCGCCTGATGCCAAGCTGCTTGCAGACCCACCGCTCGATGGCATTGCCACGCGAGCGGTTAAGCCTGCCCCTGCGCTGGGCTGGTGTCTCAGCCATTGCAGGCGCACCCATTGGCGACGTTGCCGCAGTGCTTGCAGCCTTGCGGCTCCAAGTCCACCTGCTCCCTGATCATTGCGTCGGCCACTGTCTCCCTCAAAATGATTGGCGTGTTCTCCCCCAGCCAGGCGCCAGCAGTGTTGAACTCAATGTACTCTTCTGCCTCTGCCCAATGGTCGTTCTGGCATGCGTCGCTCTTGTCGCAGTCAGCGCCGATCTCGGCCGCAAGCTGGCCAACCATCTTGTCGTACGAATAAATAACCACTGGCCGTGTAAAGTGCGTGCCGAACCCAATGATGGCATCCTCAAAGCCATCAAAGAGAAGCGCACCGTCTGCCCATTCGGGCGTGTATGTAGGAACCATCAGAACCCCCAAAGCTCGGCCTTCTTCGTGGCGACCACACTGGCCGCCGCAAAGTCTGCCGTCGCCATCTCAAGCCTAGCTTCGGGCGTAGTCATGAACTCCTCGGCAGCGGCCAGCAAGTCAGCCGGATCAACCGAGCAGAAGTCGCACGCCGTGGCGTGAGCATCCTTCATGGTCAACGACTGCATGCCAACCCTGCACAAGCCACAGATACTACCCTTGATCGCTTCCTGTACGTTGCTGTAGCGGACCGAAGATGAGTGGGCTGGCCTCGTAGGCTCGGAAATCTGCGTATTGCTTTCCATTGTACTCACGGCTCTTCCCCCACTTCCCGATAGCGTGCATGTGTGGGCGAGGGTCTTTCGCCTCTTTCAACGCCATCGCCTTGTCGTAAATCTTCTGCGCGTGCGACTGGAACTCCTCGCCCCAGAAGCTGACCGTCACTGCAAGGTAGCGGCTCGGCGCCTCACCAGTCTTGCCGCCACCAATCCAGGCATCGTATGCCTCGGTCTGCTGCAAGCACTGGATCTCCAGCACCTTGCCCTTCGTCGTCTCCTTGAGCTCCGGCTTCCGCTTATCGCCGATCCAAACGTCAATCCTATCCATCAGAAGTCCAACCCTTCCAAGCCATCGTCCTTCTTGGCGGCTGGCTTAGGCTCGCCAAAGATCTTCTTTGCTGCTGCTGCAACCTGATTGTCCGTACTGGAGTCGGCCTCGGGGTCGTCGCCAGTTGGGATGAGGAAGCCAGTGAGCAGTGCATACTTCAGTGCGCCAGTCGCTGCCTTATACGCAGCCTTGTCGCCACTGTCGCTGCCTGTGCCGATGGACTGGAACGAGATCGTCTCGCCAGTGTCGCCATCAGTCAGCGTCCAAGTAAACCGCAGCGTGAGCAGCGTCTGCTTCCCGCTCGGCGTCAGCCCCTCGCTGATGACGTCAACGCTGGTCGGAACCATCGCAACGTTCAGCCGAGCAAGCTCTGCTCGTACCTTGTCAGCAACGGCGGACGCCTGCACAAACTTGTAGCCAAGCGCTGCGTTGTTGCCAGTCTTCGGCACATACCCTACGGCCTCCATGACCTTGGCCAGCTTCGTTGCCAGCCCATTCTTTCCTGTCACTTTGCACCTCCTAGGCACTCTGTCCTCCAATTACACCACCCGCATGGCCACTTGCGCCGCCCTGCGTCGGGGAATCGCGGAGGAATCCGTTCCCCATAATAGTTTAGCACACGCAGCACCCGCTGCGCCTTGCCGCCCCATTCGTCAATGTCTACTGGGAATTCTGCCAGATCGTAATTGTCTTTGTCAACGTAAATAACCCACGCCTCAACGGCTACCTGTAGCCCCATCTTGGCATGCTCCTGCCCAACGTACCAGGCGTACGATGCCACCTGCGTAGCGTGCTCCGGCTTGGCCTTCTTCAGCTTGGTAAACCCGCCATGCTTGATGCTCTTGAACTCCAGCACCACGATGTGGTCGGGGGCGATGGTCAGCAGGCCGTCAATGTTGCCGGAGAAGTTGTCCTCGGGCGCATCAACTGGCACCTCGAAGTCAATGGCATCCCCGTACTTCTCCTTGAGGATGTCCACCAAGAAGTTGCCAACGGCATTGCCCATGGCAAAGACGCGCAGCGTCTCAGGGGTGAAGGGCTCAGTCGGCGGCACGCCGTGCGCTGAGTACCAGTGTGCGCGTACGCAACCACCGAGCAGCGAGCCTCGCCACTTGCGCTTAGACGGACGGCCAACCTTGGCTCGCGCAGCCAGCGCCTCGTCAACTTGCTTAACTACGTACATACCCACCTCCAACACCTCCGAATGTTTGGGGCTGCATGGGGGAGGTGGCACCCATGCAGCCCTTCATTGCTGATCCTAACTGCTCACGCCAGAAGCGTCAAGCAGTTTCTTGAGCTCGACAATCCTGCCAGGACGATCCTTGAACTTGTCCGCGCTTGCGGCCAGCCTGCTCATGGCGTCTTCGTCCCCAAGGAGGATAGGCGAAGACGATACAAGATGCGGGGTACGGAATGTCCCAATGTGGTACGAACGCTTATCGGCGTCCGACTTCGATGGGTCGGTCTCAACGTCAACGTTCATGCTTGCGCCAACCTTTCGGGCTGCCTCAAAGATGCTGACGTTCTGCCCCGCCACGTTGTACACTCCGGCGTACTCTTCCTTGCCGGCAAGCGCTGCCTTTACGATAGCGCCCGCCGCATCATCGACGTGGAGGATCGGTCGCTTAGAGTCGCTAAGAGGAGCGATCTTCTTGTTCACAAGCGCCTCAATGGCAAAGTGGTTGATCGCCAAGTCCGTTCTGAAGTTTGGCGCCGCCCCCCACAGCGTGCCGAATCGCAGCATTGTGGAGTTTGGGTTGAGCATGTCAAGCACCCGCTCGGCCTTGATCTTTGAGTCTGCGTATGCGCTCAGCGGATTGAGCTCCGAAGTTTCTGAGCACGCAAACTCTTCGCCAAACCCATACACAGATGCCGACGATGCCAGCACATGCTTCGCTCCCTGGAACGCCTCGGCCAGCTCGGCGACGAGCCCGACGTTGGTGTCGTAGGTGAGCGCCTTATTAACCTCTGCCATTGGGTCATTGCTGATTGCCGCCAGGTGCACCACCGTGCGCGGCTCCCAGAAGGCACGAGGTGCCTTGTCGATAGACGACACCTGGAAGTCTGCGGTGTATGCGTACGGGAGCTCGACAGGGTAGAAGTTAGGGTCAACCCCAAGGATGACCGCCCCCTGCTCCCGAAGTTTCTTGACAACGATTGGACCGAGGTACCCTAGGTTCCCGGTGACGATAACTGGAACTGACACTATCTCCTCCCCAAGTAATGCTCGACCGCCTCCGCCCAGTGCGAAAGCTTCGGCAACTTATTATTCTGCAACGCAGAGTAGTTTGGCCTGAGCTTGTCTAGCTCTGGGTCGGAGAACTTCCCCCGCACCTGAGCCGTAGATTTGATGACTTTTCTCGCCCACATGGCGAAGTCCTGGTACGAGCACGACCCCTCGCAGACAGCATGGTACATGCCAGTCTTTGGGGAAAGCGCCAGCCCTGCGATGGTACGCGCCGCTTCCGGCAGGTACGTTGGGCTAATGATCTGATCTCGTGGCAGCGTCAGCTCGTCGAAGCTAGACGCCACCATGTCGATGAACGACTGTCGCAATGGGCTCTTCCACTTGCCGAACGGCGACGCAATGCGTACGACGAAGCCGTCCCGATTAAGGACGCCAAGCTCGCCTCGGCGCTTACTCTTGCCATAAACAGAAGAAGCCCCACCGGAGAAGAACTCGGAGTCTGGGTTCTCACCCTCTCCGATCTTCCCTACGATGGGGCGCGGTACGTCGGTGTTCAGCTTTCCGAACACATAGTCTGTTGAGATATACATGAGCGGGCGATTGTTCGCCAGCACGGTAGGAACGAGGAAGTTCAGGCGGTCAGCCATTGCCGGATCTTTCTCGCACTGGTTCACGTCACGGTACGCTGACGTGTAGATCAGCATGCTGTACTTGTCGCTTAGCTGATACAGGTCTTCCGGCTTGGCCGTAGACACGTCGAACTCAACGTCCGTCTTGCGGTACTTCTGAATCTTCTCGTCGGTGTTCCGACCGATCAGATGATTCTCGTACCCCATAGCGTCAAACGCTTCTGCCAAGTGCTGACCCACCTGGCCGTTGCCAACGATACCGAACATGCTCCCCCTTCCCCCTTATCGGTGGATTGTTGAAACCCCCGCCTTCAAGTGGCCAAAGATTTCTCGGAGTACGAGGACATCTGCCTCGCAGTGCTCCACGATTGTGTCGAACTCTTCATCGTCGCCGTGGTCTGCCTTGTCCCAGATGCGTGGCGAGAGTGGGGTCTTCCCGTTCTTCGCCTCAAAGAACGCTTCTGCGTTGGCAAGCGACTTGCGACCGATGTTGAACATGCTGCCCTTCGCCAGATACATTGCGTCAATGTGCATGCGCGGATAGAGCAGCGGCAACCCATGATACGCCAGCCTGGCGTTGATGCGCGGAACGTCAAACAGTTTTCCATTCCACGAGACGAGGATGTCGAAGTTTGCAAGCAGCTCGGCATACGCCTTGACTGCTGGGCCATCGTCCAGCACCGTCTTCCCCGGATGGGTTGCTACAGAGATGGTCGTCACGTTTCCGAACTGGTCGGCTACGCTTCCGCACAGGAATCTGCTCCACATTGAGAAGGTCGTCTCAATGTCAAAGTATCCCATGGTCAATCCTACAAACTCTTTATCTCCCGATACCGTGTCCCGTTTCGCGGGTGAGAGCAACCATGTATACGGATCTGTGTAAGTAACTACAGATTCTTTACTCTGTTTAACGGAAGTATTTACTACCTTCCGCTTCGCGGCCTTTTGATTGTAGCGATCTGCGCTACCCTTGTCAAGTCCCTTCTTGTAGAGCTTCTGTACACTGTCCTTGGTGGCGGTTCCACCCAACTTTGCAGCGATCTGCGAGAACGAGAGACCCTGCTTGCGCATGATCTCGATGTCTTTTAGTACGCTCACGAAACCCCCTCTAACAGCTTCAAGGCGACTGTGACTACCGTTCCGGCAATCGAGACCAGCACGCCTACTTTCCATCTTACACTAACCTGAGATTTTGTGGACAAGTCCTCCCGAACCTTGCGGGCAACTTCGTCGGAGGCCTGGATAATCTCCACCTCCCGAAGGCGCTCTTCGATCCGATTGGCCTGCTCGCGGAGACCCTTGATCTCCGCCATTAGTATACCAAATTGATTGGATGTCATCTTGCAATTGTCCCCGGCGCCATGAAGGACGTGGCGAACTGCGACCCCTGAACGAGGTCAAGCTCAATGCGCTCCGACCCATCCGACGCCCCGTACCACCGACACCCGGAAATAACAAATGGCTCGTCAATATTAACGGCGCCATGTTTAATGGTGACTTTGATGGAATCTCCTACGTCCCAGCCATTCCATATCTCCAGGTTGTCCACCACCACGGACAGGCTGACCTGCTTAGAGTTATCCGCACTGAGGTTGGTAATCAGGCGTTGCGCCTCCTTGTTGGCCTGCGTGCCGTTGGCGAAACCGGAGCTGGAGGTGACCATCTCGATCCGTCCGTACGAGGCAATGCTCGTGGAGTCGGACGACGCGGCCGCGACAACAGCCGTCGATGTCGTCGAGCCGCTAATCGCCGCATCTGCCGAGACGATAGTGATGTCGTTCCTGACACGAGCTGTGCCAGGGGTATATTCATAGAACTTAATATTCTCAGGGTAGCGCAGTGCGCCAACGCTGACGGCAGAGCTTGAGACCGGGATGGACAACTTAAAGTTGCCGTTGTAGTTGGCTGCCCCCGACGGCTTAACTATCCTAAACACGGCCTTGTCGCCGTTGGTTCTTGCCCCCATCTCAAGGTCGCACACGTCGGCAATGTATTCCAGCACAGGCTGGCCATAGCTATAGGCCGTGTGCACGGTAGTTCCGTCGCTACCGTCAATGGCCAGCGATGCGTACCGAAGGCGTTGACTCGACTTGCCGACCACGGCATCGTTGAAGATGGATTCGACTAAGGTGTACACGGTTTTGTCCGTGCTTTGCCCAAGGTTAACGGCACTTGTCGTAGCGTTCCCGCTTGTAAAGACACGCCAGGTCTGTCCTCCTGCCGTTGTTCCGCTCTGGTAAATACCAGCGTTGATCTTAAAGTAATACGACACGCCGTTGCGAAGTGAGTAAGCTACGTTTGGGCTGGTCGTGCTGGTCGGGGCATCGAGCAAGGCTGCTGAGATTGCAGACGTGCTGGCACCTTGCCCAATAAGCGAGGTCTCAAGGGCGAGCTTGGCCGAATATGGGAATAAATGTATTTCCTTATTGCTTACTGTAAATCTTCCGGCGCCAGTAGATGAGTCTGCGTAGATGCTGAACTCGCCAAGGTATCCACCTGGGGATAGCGGCGGAGTAGACGCCGTAATTGACGACGCTGGCGGAGACGCCTCCACGCGCACACGGAACTGAGGAGTGCTCTGGAAGTCTGTTGTCGTTGCGCCAGTGTAGGCAAGGGAGTATGTGAGCTTGATGTACGGGGCAGTGACGCTGGCTGTCTTGCTATCCACGACCACTGTCTTTGTGGTGCTTGCGGTGGAGCTGATGCTGAACGTGGAAATATTCCCCTCATTTACCAGGTCGTAAAGCGCAGTCCCGGTGGCCGTGTACGTGGTTCCGTTGATATTGTCTAGCGCCGTCGTGCCGTCCGAATGGTTGAAGATGGTGTCGGTAATCTGAATGTTTGGATTGAGCGGGCTCAGGCTGTCAAGGGTGACGCCTGGAAGTGGGGTAAAGATTTGATTGAGCAGAGCTTTATAGTCTAGCCCTGAGTACACCACCTCGGTGTCGCTTGCAACATAATCGTTAATCATGCCCGCCCCAACGAACTCCCATCGGTCTCGGTCTGGAGACCAGCGGCTAATCTCGTAGTGCCGCTCCAGGGGAACGAACTCGGCCAACTGCGGGTGGTCAGAAGCAAGAGTCCAGAATGCAGACCCTGTATCGTTGGCGTGCTCCTCTACGCCGATATCCTTTGCGTCGAATACCACGGCCTTCTGGTCCCCGCGCCAGCCGGTAGAGCTGACGTTCCAGAGAATAATCCGAAACGATTTGGTCGTGCTCAAATCCAAGCCTCCTGGTAACTATAGGAAATAGACGACGGATATCCCGCCCCGCCAGTAAATGCCACCGTGACGACGCTGGCGCCGGCCGGAAGGTACGGCATTTCCGTGGTTGCAGACGTAAGCGACGACATGAGCAGCGACCCGTTTGACGTCACCGTCCTAAGCGTGGAGTTTAGGATCGTTGTCTTTGAGCCTGTCCCGATTGACAGTGCAGTCGTCCACAAAGACGTGGACACCGTGAGTGTGCCAGCCGTGGTCAAATTGCTGGTAATCGTGAACGTAGGGTAGGCGCTATAGTTTCCGTTGTTTGTCAGGGACGCCGTTCCTGTGCCCGACGATAGCGAGATGCTTCCTGTGACTGGGGTTTGGCACAGCTTGCGCGGGTCTTTTGAGATCAGGGAAACCGACACCCTAGTCGTGAGCCCACGGTCTGACGTTTGCGGCGAGACGATTGTGCTGGATAGGTTGTAGATCGGCAGCGAGGTAGGGCGCACTGCCAATCGCATTGGGATGCCATTGGTCGAGTACGCCGCAATGTTTGTCGGCTGGGTAAAGTCCATGGCTCTGAAGCCGTCATCGCTTTCGGCAAAGGCAGGATACGGCTGGAGGGCGGAGTTCAGGTCGTTGAGCTTGTCGTAGAAATCTGCCGAAGACGAGCCGTACACGGCCACGATGATCGTGGTGTTGCGCTGCGGTAGCAAGGCGATGTCCGTGTCAAGACCGTCCCTCTGGGCCAAGGTGTCAGAGAACCCAGAGTACTGGCCATTGGCGTAGGACAGCGACTCGATCATGTAGCCGGAGAACGGCGTGCCCGCAGTAGGGGCTGTCGTGATCGAGTTAATATTCAGGTACGAAGCCGTCGACGTACCAGTGGAAATACTTACTGCCTTGGTAAAATCCATGTTAGCCCTGCTTTCGGAATACGCGGATGCGTGCCTTCTCCTGGCGCCATCGTTGCTGCGCTGCTGCCGCAATATTGTTGAGCCCGAGCGCCGTCACGTCCGTGTTGCCAGCAGCCACCTGCCACTGCTGGAACTGTGCGCGGTCGTACATCAGCATCGTCAAGGCCTCAGCCTCGACAAAAACCTTGACCGCGTACTGTGCGCGGGTGTCCAGGTCTGTTGTGGATGAGCTGACGTCGATGTTGATTGGCGTCCACGCACCGTAGCCGAATACTCGGAACGTCCCCGTGTCCGAAGTAAAGCGGTAGTGCGGCGGGAAGAAGAGCTTTCCGGCATGGAGTTCCCACCCGGAGTTGGCCCCGTATCCAAGCGTTGGGTATACCGTTTCGACGTAGAGGTTGCTCGCGTCGTAGACGTCGATGCGGATTGGCCACGTCACCGTGCTCAGAGACATGGAGTGAACCGCTCCCTGGATCGGTTGCGTGTACGCCGCTGTTTCGATAACTTCCTTTGGGTACACCGTGCCAATGGCATCGATGCCCTGATTCACCAGCTCGCCTAGCTGGGCGTCTGTCCACGTTGTGCTGTTGGGGTCGCGCAACGTACGTCGCAGCGACGTGAGCAACGCGGAAAATGCTACTGCCATTTATGACACCTTAACCTTCTTCCCCCTATTCTCTGCCGCCCACTTAAATGCGTCGGCCCATTCCTTTGCCCTGTCCTTGTAGTGGTACTCCTTGAGCACCCGCTCCTTGGCGGCTGCCGCTAGGTCAAGCCGCAAGTTCGGGTTTTTAACGAGCTTTTTCATGGCATCGTGCCATTCCTGCCTACCCCTGGCCAAAAGGCCGTCTATGCCGTCTCTGATAGGGGCGTAGGGGCCTTCTCCCTTGTACCTCTGGCCAATGAACGCTGCCCCGGTCATGGAGTACTCCAGCCAGTGCAGCTCACTCTTGGCCCGGTCGAACTCGTCCCCGCCGAGCGGGGCAATGCCAATCTCAGGCCATGTGTTCGCCAGCAGCTTGCAGAAGCCAGGGATACTCTCGATGTACCCATACACCTCGTCGAACAGTGGCATAACCATGTGCTCAGTATTGGGGTTCATCCCAATAAATACCCGCTGCAATTCTCTGGCAAAATCTTGCACGGCCTTCCCGCCGTATCCGCCAGTCACCTTGCCACGGTCGTCAATATCCCCAACGTAGTCTCGCATCCTGGCTGTGCTACCGTAGTAAAGCATGCGAAGCCGCGTATCTGGTCGCTCTGCTGTGCGCTCGTAAAGAGCCGGGTCGATAGCGTTGCGGATGACACGAACGTTGTCATTGAACCTGGCGTATCGTTTGGCAATAGTAGGGGTCGACGTAGTTAGGAGATCGGCCCGCTTAGCCATCGCCTCGATCATCGGATATTCTGGAATGACGTCTTTGATATAGCCATTCCACTTCTTAATGTTGAAGTGGTCGTCATCCGTTTCGTAAACAATTGCCTTGTCATGGTTGCCAAATTCAAATGTCGGCCAGAGCAGGCGGGTGATGACATCCCGCTCCTTCATTGGACCGTGCTCGTGGGTTGCGGCCTCAGTGTAATTAAATGTTACGGCAGGGCATTGCTCGCATGCAAGAGTAGTGTTGTAATACCTGCGGAACACTACAACGTCGGCCCAGTCAATGTCCTTCGCGTCAACCTTGACCAGGCCTTTCATAAAGGCCTCAACGAGGTGCATGTTTTTGCCGGCATCGGCGACGTCAAAGTCAACCCGACTGATTCCCCTGTACTCCACGCCAAGCTTTAGAAGTTCGTCAGAAAACTGGTGTCCCCGGAAGTAGGCGCATGGCCCATCTTCAACATGTCCCCAAACTAGTACCTTTAGATTCTCTGCCACATGTCCCCCTTGATTTGGTCCCCCCGAGCGGCAGACGCCGCCCGGGGGATTATACCTCAGATCGCTAAACTATTAGCTGATCGTCGAGGTCGTGCGCAAGATGCGGTAGCGGGAACCCGCCTCGTCGATCCACATGGAACCGAAGCGCATCTTGTAGCCGACCAGCGCCTTCTGGGCGAGCGGGTCGGTGTGGTCTCCACCTGGAGCCACGAAGTAGCTCTGAAGCGTCTGGCTGTCACCGATGGTGTAGGCGTCAGGCGCTACGAAGAGGGCTGCGTAATTTGCGCCCGATGACGAATACGTCGTCGGGGTTGCGCCTGCTGCTCGGAACGCATCCGAGGACACAACGATGCGGCAGCCACCGAAGCGACCGATCTCGTTCGTAAGGGCCGGAAGATCCGACACATACTTGTTGAGCTCGATGAAGCCGTTGGCTGAAGTATCGGTGAGCAGGTCGAACTGCTGGTTCGGGTGGATAATCAAGCGATAGAACCCGTCAGCAAAAGGCGCCACATTGGAAGCGAGCAGGCTCGCAACCATGCGCTTCACGTGCCAGCCGGTAAGGGCGGCGCTCACGGCCGTAGCCGCGTTTGCCGTCACTGCCGTTGCACCCGTCGCGCCAAAGATGGCGGACGTGAGGGCCGACGCATGAAGATTGTCTCGCACGAGGTTGTCCATCGTGCGGGTTGCCTTGTACGCCACGCGCTCAGCAGCGATGCTGATGAGGTCGTGCGGCGAGTCAAGCTGGGCGAGGTCCGTCACTGCGACGGTACCACCGTACTGCGCTGCCGTGAAGTACTCGGACGAAATCGTCAGAGCGTCATCGGTTGGCGCTGAACCCTCGGTAAGAGGGGTCGTGTTGGTTGAAAGGTCCGCATAGCGGGCGTAGCGAATCGTGTTTGTGCCCTTCACGAAACGGCCTGGGACATAGAGTCCTGGCATCGCGTGAACGGCACGGGCGCGAAGCTCTTCCTCGGCTCGCGCCTGGACTAGCTCCTGTACAAGATCGCTAAAACCCGAGGTAGCGGTACTGGTCGTAGCCACTGTTTACTCCTTGGTTTATCGACTAAATGGGTTGCCCAACGACTTCAGTTCTTCTGAAATGTCAGCAACAGTGCGCTGCTTCTGAGCGGGCGGAGCGCTCTTACGTGGGGCATTGACATCCACGAAAGTATCCTTTGGCTCTTCTTTGTTGACGGTTGTAACAAACTTCTCGAATGCCTCGGCTTGCGCCGCGAGACTGAGACCTTGTACTTCCTCAGCAAACTTAGCGTAAAGGGGGTGCTTCCGAGCAAGGTTCTCTCGCTCATTGGCCTCTCGTGCCGCCTTTAACTCAGACTCCAACTGCTGTGCCTTGAGGTTAACCTTTTCGAGTTCCGTCATATTGGCGTACTCTACTTCGGCCTTCCACTTCTTGAGCTGCTCCGCTTCCTCTCGGATTGCGGCGAGCTCCTTCTGCGTAGCGGTTAGGGCCTGATCCTTACCAGCTAGGCGCTTCTTCCAAGTGGCTACGTCCTCGTCCTGGGCAGTGGCCACAGGCTGCTCAACGGCAGCTTCTGGTGCTGGCGACTGCTCCACAACTGGAGCCGCGACTTCTTCAGCCATCCTGACTGTTCTCCTTTTTGCGAGCCCCTATCAAAGGTGGGGCCATTCCCTTTTATTCTCTTGGTGCGAGGAACTCGCTGACCTCATCGATCACGCTTCGCTGCGGATCTCCGGTCAGGAATTTCTGGATGTCGGATACTGCGTTGGTTACCGACCTAATGCTTTGGATCGGTCCGACCGCTCGTTCTGCCGTGGTAATCACTGATCCGACGATGCGGCCTGGGATTGATTCGAAGTTGCCCTCTGCGACTGGGCGCATGACGCCCTCTCGTAGCCAGTACGGCAAGCTTGCACCGATATCGGTTGGCCAGCCAGGCAGCAATCCGTTGAGGAACATGATGAGCGGCGGCCGCTCGTTGACATATTCTTGTAGCTCCGGGCTCGTCTCAAGGGCTGCCGCAACGTGGTCAGCAATCAGGTCGAACCTGCGGTAGCCAACGAACGGAGCGTACTCTCCCGTGAATGGGGCATACTTGAAGAGCGCGTTGATAAACGCGGGTAGAATCTTACCATACATGTATGACGTTGGGTAGAACCCAAGGTACGGGTGGTTGAGCGTGCGCTCGAACGCACCCTTGTATGAGTTGTAGAGCTGCTCTCGCGCTGCAATCTCCATACCCTTGACGTGCGCTGTCTTGAAGTACGACACAAGGTCGGACACCGCAGCACGCTGGTACAGGAAGTTTGCAAGCCCACGGCCAAGCGCCATCTCCTCCTCTGGTGCCAGGAACTCCTTCTTGGCCATCTTGCTCAAGGCCAGCTCGAAGCCAGGAAGCCTGAGCTCGTCCCTCGTTGCAGCCTCTGCCAAGCGCCGCCCGATGTTGACGGTTGCCTTGCGGTAGTTCTTCATGCCGATCTTCTTGGCCTTTTCCGCCTGCAACTTAGGCAGGTCGAAGAGCGCGGCCTTCTCGGCGCGGAGGTTATTAGCGGTCACGTCCATGACCTCAAGGCGCTGCCTGAAGATCTTCTTAAGGGACTCAACCTCAGACATGAAGGCGCCCTCTGAAATCCCAGCGGCCTTCAGCATCTCCTGCTTGACCTCATTCGCGGCATCGTCAATAACCGCGTTGATGTCACCAAGCATGGTGCGCATCTCTGAGTACTGGGCGAGGAAGTCTGGAACCGCCGTTAGCGTCTGTGCCTGGGCAAGCTCTGGGTATGCCTTGATCGCCGTTCGCTTCCAGTTGAGCGGGCTTGGGTCCCCAACGTCCGGCTTGAAGATGTAGCTAGGATTGACCTCTCCCCACACGGCCTTCTTCCACTGGCCACGAGCACGATACTTGGCATTGCTGCCAAGATCGATGCGGACTACGCGGCCGTCTGGCATGATGCCGACGTTGCCGAACTCAGTGCCAACAACGTCGGTGTTGCCGATAATAAGGTCGGCAGCCACGTTGTCCATGAGCTCGCGGGATGCAGCCTCCTCGCTAAGGTCTGCTCCAAACTTGTAGCTCTTCCAGTCTGTCATGCCTTCGACCCAATCGCTGACGACATACACGTCGCCGTTGCGGACGGTGATTCCGACCTGCGGAACCGTCACGCCCATCTTTCGATAGAGTCGAGCGTTGATGAACTCTGATAGCGGAGCAAACTTCTGCTCTGGGTCAGTCGGGTCTTCTACGCGCTTTGCATAGCGCTTGACGTTATCCTTTCCCATCCATACGCCGGTGTCTCCGCCAACGTTTAGGTTGGCCAGCGGCCCCTGAACCTTAGTGCCAAAGACATCCTCGCTGTTCCTGGCGCCAGAAATAGGCGCCTCGCTGAACTCGACTCGTCCTCGGTAGATGTCGGCGACTGCATCTGGCGCTGGATCTGGGATCTTTACCGGGTTAATCGGCAGGCCAATCCTGCGACGTCGTACGCTATTCGACTTCTGGATGTCGTCTCCGAACCTTACGCCCATGCGCTCAACCTCGGCAAGTACGCCTGGGTGAACGGTGAGCAGGCGCTCAACAAGGTTTGCCGACTGCTTGATACGCTGATCCTCGATAACAATGTCGTTGAATGCCTTCTCCAGCTTGGCCTTGGCGCTTTCCTCTGGGGCAAAGCGGTCAAATGCCAACTGATAATTACGCTGAAGCTGCGGCTCAACAACGAATACTCGGACGTTGCCAGAAGTTTCAAGCTCTGTTACGACTCGGTACTTTGTTCCTCGCGGAAGGAGGATCTCGGCTTCGTGGTCAATGTGCGAAGCGCCAACTGCGTTTAGGTCAAACGCCGGGATTCCCTTCGGGCTTTGAACAATAAAGATTCCTGGCTTGCTCTTACCCCTGGCAAATCCAAGTGCGGTATTGCGATCCCGGCTGAAGGATGCAAACGGCTCGTAGCCAAGAACATCGCCTTCAATAATTTCGTCTGGGTTATCCACTAGGCGCTTAAGGTCAACGCCACGGTAAAGCGGGGCATCGATCACTACGCGATTATTAAGGATTGTTTTATCAATGTCTGCAACAAGTGCATCCATTTCGGAAATTGGATTGTTTCCTCCCATCATTGTCGATGCGTACGCGGCCATGTCCTCGGCATCCTTTGCCAAAACAGTTTGCTGTACGCCAAACTCATTCTTGGCAACAAGGTACTTCGAGATCGACTCGTAGCCATTGCTGACCCAGCGGCGGAGCGAAGTCATCTGCGTCGAGCCAACCTCATCTGCGGTCGTTACCGCAGTCAGGCCACGATACTGGCCTTCCTTTGTTGGCACTGCGCCTGCGACGGCTCGCTTCTTGATGGAGTTCTTGTAATTCTTGAACGCCTTAATAAACTGATCTCGGCTTCGGATATCCGTAGACACAAGGTCGTCCAGCTTGAGGCTAATATGCTCGATCTGCTCGAGGGCCTCCGGGGTAATGTTGTCGGCCATGACGGCGCTCTTGAACTCAAGGAAGTCCTTGATCCTAGACGGGGCTCCGAAGGTGAATGCGGCAGAGCTGACATCTGCAATCCGGTCAATCTTGGCTGGGATTGTCCCGTAGATGTGCATGTCGACGAGAGCGTCAACATTCTCGGCTACGTCAATTGAGCCAGTGACCTGGTACATAACCTCGTTAAACTCTGGGAACTCCTTCGCCAGCATTGGCCCGACGTTTCGCTTCACCTCATTGAGGGCGGTGGCGTCGATAGCCGTAAGCTTTCTTGCAGCAATGACCTGACGCATCTCATTTGAAACGGGCACCAGGTAGCTGACCATTTTGCCTGCAAGGTTTGCGTCAACCTGTGAAATCCTCTTCTCAACAACATCGTCAAGCTTTGGAATCTTCTTGCTCATTTCATTGAGGACAGATCCGCCTGCCCGCAGGACGTGAGCGCCTACCTCGTGGTTGTCGTATCGGAATGAACCAGGAGCAGACAGAACCTGAGCAAGCATGCTGCCGTCCCGGAACGCCTTCTCCCCACGGATGCCACGAAGAAGCGTGAACGCATACGGCTCGAGCGCTTCCTGCTGGTTGAAGTATGGGTTGTATCGGTAGCGCAGAAGTGGGAACATCTTGTTGGCCATCGTGGCCAGCGCCGGGTTAGCCCGCTGGATG